TCCTTCGCCAACCTGATGCACATTCATCGCCCCCTGATGATCGTGGACGAGGCGCACAACGCCGTCACCGGCCTGACCCGCGAGATGCAGGCGCGCGTCAATCCCTGCGCCATCATCGAATTCACCGCGACGCCCCGGTTCAATTCCAACATCCTGCACAGCGTTTCGGCGCAGGAATTGAAGCTGGAGGAAATGGTCAAGCTGCCGATCATGCTGGCCGAGCATGACACCTGGCAGAACGCGGTGAACGGGGCCATCAATGCCCGCGCCGCCCTGGCCGAAACCGCCAAGGACGATCCGGACTATATCCGCCCCATCATCCTGTTCCAGGCCCAGCCCAAAAATCAGGAGGTGACGGTCGAGGCGCTGAAGAAGCACCTGATGGAGGTGGAGCAAATTCCGGAAGAAAAAATCGCCATCGCCACCGGTGACCAACGTGGACTGGACGGCATCGACCTGTTCGACCGCGCCTGCCCCATCGACTACGTCATCACCGTCGAAGCGCTGAAGGAAGGCTGGGACTGCTCGTTCGCCTATGTGTTCTGCTCGGTCTCGCGCATTCAAAGCGCGGTGGACGTGGAACAGCTTCTGGGGCGCGTGCTGCGCATGCCCTATGCCAAGCGGCGCAAGGCCCCCGAATTGAACAAGGCCTACGCCTTCCTGTCCGAACCGTCGTTCGGAGAAGCGGCGAAGGCCCTGGCCGATAAACTGGTCGCCATGGGCTTCGAGGAGGACGAGGCGCTCGACAACATCGAGCCTGTCCAGCGGGAGTTGGGCGAGGAAGGCGGCTTGTTCGCCCCGATAGCCAAGCCGACGCCGACCTTCACCCACACCGTCACCGCAACGCCGGCAGTGCTGTCGGCGCTGAAGGAATCGGGTGTCACGGCACGGGAGAAGGATGACGGCACGGTGGAAATCGCCGTGACGGGCCGCGTCGATGGCGGCCTGGAAAAGGCCATCTTTGAAACGCTTCCCGAAACCGAACGCACCGGTTTCGCCGAGGCCGTGGCGAAGTACCGGGCCGAGGTGAGAGACCAGCTATCGCCCGCCGAACTGGGCGAAGCCTTCGTCGCTCCTCGTCTTGTATCGCACATCCAGGGTGCATTCGAGTTCGCCGACACCGATGTGTTCATGGAATTCCATGACTGGTCGTTGCTGGATCACTCACCCAAGATGGACGAACGTGAATTCGCCATTCGCGAAACAGCCCGCACATTCGAGATCGACCTGGACGGCAACCACGTCAGCTACCAGTTCGCCAACGAGGAAGAACAACTGGCCCTGGACGTCGATGTGGACGGCTGGACAGCCGAGGCCCTGACGCTGTGGCTCGACCGGCAGGCCCGCCAGCCCGATATCCACCAATCCGAACTGCTGCGCTGGCTGCGCGACATGGTCGGCCACCTGCTGGGGGCGCGCGGCATGCATATCGCGGCGCTGATGCGCTGCAAGTTCATCCTGGCCCGCAAGGTGCGCGAGAAGATCGCTTCCATCCGCCAGCAGCAACGCGGCAAGGTCTATCAGCAGTACCTCTTCGCGCCCGAAGCCAAGGTCGACGTCTCATTCGATGACGGCTTCGCGTTCAAGGACGGTATGTATTGGGACCAGCGCCGCTATCGTGGCCGCTGGAAGCCGCGTAGCCACTTCCTTGGGCCAGAGAACGTTCCCGCCTTCGATGGAGCGGTGGACGGCGAGGAATTCCAGTGCGCCCAGGCCATCGACAGCTTGGCCGGCGTGAAGTTCTGGATTCGCAATGTCGCCCGCCACCCGAACTCGTTCTGGCTGCCGACCGCGACCGACAAATTCTATCCCGACTTCGTGGCGCAGCTCGATGACGGTCGTTTGCTGGTAGCCGAATACAAAGGTGCCCACATCGCCGACGGGCCGGATACCAATGAGAAGCGGACCATCGGCAAACTGTGGGAAACGCAAAGCGGTGGCAGGGGGCTGTTCATCGTCGTCGAGAAAGAGGTTGATGGGCGGGATATGCGGACACAGTTGATGGAGAAGCTGGGACGGTAATCCCGATCACCCCCATGTCATCCCGATTCCTGCCAATCTTTCCCAAACTCTCTGAATAGCCTCCTGCTCCGCCGTCTCCGATAATCGGCGGCATGTGGAAATCCCTTCTCCGCGCCGTTGGCCTCGACCGCCGCCGCTCGTTTGACGCGGCTGGCGGTGGTCGGCGTTGGGATGGCGCCCGCACGGTGGACGGGCTCAACGGCTCGATCCAGGCGGGAGCAACGATGGCGGCCCGGCGGGCGGGCTGGTACGCCCGCAACAATCCCTGGATCTCGGCGGCGGTGCAGTCGCTGGCCGCCAACGCGGTGGGGGCCGGCATCAAGCCGCGCTCGCGCCATGCCGACGCCAAGGTCCGCGACACCCTGCATGCGCTGTGGGACCGCTGGACGGATCGGGCCGACGCCGCCGGCCTGACCGATTTCTACGGCCTCCAGGCCCTGGCCTTCCGCGCCATGGTGGAGAGCGGCGAGAGCTTCGCCCGCCTGCGCATCGCCGAGGATGTTTCCCCCCTGCCGCTCGCCATCGACCTGCTCGACCGCGAACAGGTGCCGTTGGACCTTCATCGCGACATCGGGGCCGGCGCCCGCATCCGGGCCGGCATCGAGTTCGACGGCAATGGCCACCGCGTCGCCTACCATTGCTATGCCAACCGTCCCGGCGATGCCCTGGCGCCGCTGTCGCTCGACACCGTGCGCCTGCCGGCCGGCGACGTGGCCCACCTGTTCCAGCCGCTGGCGCCGGGACAGGTGCGCGGCATCACCTGGCTGGCCCCGGTGCTGCTTCGCGTTCACGAACTCGACCAGTACGAGGATGCCGCCCTGGTCAAGGCCAAGGTCGCCGCCCTGTTCACCGGCTTCATCCGCGATCCCGACGGCACGGTGGCCGGCTTCAACGACGGCAGCGGCATTGGCGGCGTGCTCCAGGTGGGCATGGAACCCGGCAGCCTGATCCCGCTGCCGCCCGGCGCCGACATCCAGTTCTCCGATCCGGCCGATCCCGGCGATTACGGCGCCTATACCAAGACCCACATCCGGGCCATCGCCAGCGGGCTGGGCCTGCCCTACGAGCTGGTCTCGGGCGACCTCGAGGGCGTCACCTATTCCAGCATCCGCGCCGGGCTGGTGGAGTTCCGCCGCCGCATCGAGCAGGTCCAGCACACAGTGCTGGTGCATCAGTTCTGCCGCCCGGTGTGGGAGCGCTTCGTCCGCCTCGCCGTCCTGGCGGGCCACCTGCCCGCCGCCGGCTTCGACCGCGATCCGTCCGCCTTCCTCGCCTGCGACTGGCTGCCGCCCAAATGGGATTGGGTCGATCCTCTGAAGGACGCGCGGGCCGAGATTGAGCAGATCAAGGCGGGGCTGAAGAGCCGAGGCATGAGCATCGCCGAACGCGGCTACGACGCAGAGGACGTGGATGCCGCCATCGCCGCCGACCGCGAGCGGGAAAAGCGCCTCGGCCTGACCATGGAGGCGCCCAACAATGGCTGACCTGATTACCCGCCGCAGCACCCTGGCTCCCGCCAGCATCGATGCCCAGGCCCGCACCGCCGAGGTGGTGTGGAGCACCGGGGCCGGTGTGCGCCGCCGCGACCTGTCCGGCCCCTACGAGGAACGGCTGTCGCTGGCCCCCGATGCGGTGGACCTGTCGCGCCTGATCGACGCCTCGGTGCTGGATGCCCATCGCCAGGACGCGGTGCGCGACGTGCTGGGCACCGTTCGATCCGCCTCGGTCGATGGCCGCGAGGGCGTGGCCCTGGTGCAATTCTCGGCCCGGCCCGAGGTGGAGCCGGTCTGGCAAGACGTCATGAGCGGCATCCTGCGCCACATCTCGGTCGGCTACACCGTCGAGCAATGGGCCGAAAGCCTGGACAAGGGCCTGCGGGTGCTGACCGCCACCCGTTGGACGCCCATCGAAATTTCCCTGGTCCCGACGCCGGCCGATCCCGGTGCCCATATCCGCATGGAGGAGAGAATGCCCGAACCCGTCACCACCATCCCCGGAGGGGATGGTGTCCAGACCCGCGCCGCCATCAATGCCGAAATCCGCTCCGTCGCCCGCGTTGCCGGGCTGGGCCAGGATTTCGTCGATGGCCTGATCGACCGTGACGCGACCGCCGACGAGGCCCGCCGCGCCGCCTTCGCCGAACTGGCCCAGCGCAGCAGCCCGACGATCCGCACCGAGCAGCCCCGCGTCGAGCACATCGCCAGCCACGACGATCCCGATGCCCGTGCCCGCCAGATGGGCGAGGCTCTCTATGGCCGCATCAATCCGGCCCATGCCCTGTCGGAACCGGCGCGGCGCTACGCCTATTCCACCTGCGCCGAGATGGCGCGGGAACTGCTGTCCCTGCGCGGACACTCCGTCACCGGCCTGTCGCCCGCCGCCATGGTCACCCGCGCACTGCACACCACCAGCGATTTCGGCATCATCCTGGGCGACACGGTGGGCCGGACCCTGCGCGCCGCCTATCAGGCCGCCCCCTCGGGCATCCGCCAGTTGGGCCGCCAGACCTCGGCCCGCGACTTCCGCGCCGTCAACAAGATCATGCTGGGTGAAGCGCCGCTTCTGGAGAAGCTGGGTGAGCACGGCGAGATCAAGGCCGGCACCATGGCCGAGGCCCGCGAGGCGTACAAGATCGAGACCTGGGCGCGCAAGATCGGCATCACCCGCCAGGTGATCGTCAACGACGACCTCGGCGCCTTCTCCGACCTCGCGCGGCGCATGGGCCAGGGAGCGGCCGAGACCGAGGCCCGCCTGCTTGTCGAACTGGTGGAGGCCAATTCCGGCAACGGGCCGAAGCTGTCGGACAACAAGCCGCTGTTCCATGCCGACCATGGCAACAAGGCGGGATCGGGCGCTGCCATCTCCGACACCACCCTGTCCGCCGCCCGACTGGCTCTCCGTACCCAGAAGGGCATCGAGGACCGCATCATCCGGGTGACGCCCAAATACCTGCTGGTGCCGCCGACGCTGGAAACCGAGGCCGAACGTTGGCTGGCCTCGGTGGCGGCGGCCAAGGCGGCAGACGTAAACCCCTTCGCCGGCTCGCTGACCATGGTGGTGGAACCGCGCCTGTCCAGCGCCGGCCGGTGGTACGTCACCGCCGACCCGTCCGAGATCGACGGCCTGGAATTTGCCTACCTGTCGGGCAGCGAAGGGCCGCAGGTGGAGTCCAAGTCCGGCTGGGACGTGGACGGCGTCGAGATCCGGGTGATCCTCGACTTCGGCGCCGGCTTCGTCGATCACCGCGGCTGGTACGCCAATGCGGGGGCCGCGTAATGGCCGACCGCGACCAACTGCTGGCTTGGCGGGAGGCGCTGCTGCGCGCCCGCTACGCCGGCACCCGCACGGTCGAATGCGACGGGCGCAAGGTCGAGTACCGCTCGGATTCCGAGATGGCCTCGGCCCTGGCGGATTTGGAGCGCCGCCTCGGCACCAATGCCCGCATCACCCAGGTGCGGATTAATTCGAGCAAGGGAGTATGAGAGCATGAAGAACTTCATCCAGAATGGCCACATGATCACCGTGCTGGCCCCGGCCGGAGGCGTGGTGTCCGGCCAGGGCGTGATCGTCGGCGGGCTGTTCGGCATCGCCGCCACCACCGCGCCGGAAGCGGCCAATGTGGAAATCGCCACCACCGGGGTCTACGATCTGTCGAAGGCTCCGGCGACGGTGTTGGCGCTGGGCGACCGGGTGGCTTGGGATGATGCCGCCAAGGTGATCGCCCCTCCCGCTGCCGGGCTGTACCCGGTCGGCATCGCCATCACTGCCGCCGGCAACGGCGCTTTCACCGTGCGGGTGCGTCTCGACGGTGTGGCGACCGAGGCTGCGTAAACAGCGAATCTGTACACCCGTGGGATTCGACGCGATCTCCTAAATGTGGTAGAGTTCGCGTCACCATGGACAAACTGTTGCGCTTTTCAGACTATGACGTCTTCGCCTACCTCGCAAGCGGCCTCGCTGTGCTTGCGGGGTGGGACTTGCTGTTTTCGACAGGGCACGTCATCGGAGCGCAGTGGTCTGCGTCCTCGGGAACCATCACCATTGTCGCAGCATACGTGATCGGACAGATCATCGCTTCACCCGCTGCATGGCTGATCGAACGCCAACTTGTCGGCCGCGCCCTCGGGAATCCGACAGCAGTGTTGATGAGGACGGAACCGCTGAGCGAGTGGCGCAAGTGGGCGTCGCATTTGGTACTGGCAGGATATTATGGCCCGCTGGAAGCATCCTTAGCTGAACGCCTTCGCGCATTTATGACGAACAAGGGGATATCTTCCAGCGAGGGCCTGTTCTGGCAGGCATACTCTGCCGCCAAATCATCCCCATCGACGATGGCACGTATGGATGCCTTCTTGAGATTGTATGGATTCTGCCGGAACATGGCATTTGTGGCACTCGGGACGGGCATCGGATTGGCCATAAAGCTGGCTTTGCTTTGGAGAAGCACCGGCTGGGACGATGAAACCGCCGTCTTGGCCGTGTATTCCTGCGCGTCTCTGTTCGTGGCCGGCGGCATGTTGCACCGTTACCTAAAATTCTACAGACTGTTCAGTGTCGAGGTATTGGTTACCTTTGCCAACTCCCTGAATGAGGAGCCCGCCCGCCCATGAGGATCGACATTTTCGACGTCGGCCACGGCAACTGCGCCCTCGTCAGCTGCCCCAATGGCGCGCGCATCATGGTCGACTGTGGATACCTGTCTGATCCGGGGTGGTTTCCATCAGTGACCTTCGCGGGCCAATTCATCGACCTCCTCGTGTTCAGCAACCTCGACGAAGATCACGTTGATGATCTTCCTTATATCTGGCGCGACGTACCCCTTGGCTCGATTTTCAGCAACCCAAGCGTGACCGCCCCAGCACTGGCAGCGATGAAGAGCGACCATGGCATGGGTGATGGAATTCGTCAGGCTCATGCCATCCTACACCATTTCGGCCCCGGCTTGATCGGGCGACCTGCTGATCTTGGGACTGTCCGAGCATGGGCCTATTGGAACCGCT